TCTTTTCTTCCTTAACTAGAAAGGGTCTGTATTTAACAGTCTCTCCAGATAACGCAAGAGTAGTATCATATACTGGCGTATCTATTTTAGGTAACATAATTTTATTTCTCCATTATTAATTATTTGTCCCATTGGTTTGATATAGAAGATCTATTAGAAGGACTTGTTCCAAAAGATTCTATACCATCTCCTTTCTTGGAATCACTAGATTCCCAATACGCTGCTGAGACAATTAGCGTATTTCTAATTGGCGCTACTGTACCACTAGACATAGGTACTAAGTTTAAAACCTTTGGCATACATTCATACAAGCGCCATTTCTTTGTAATATTGTCTTGTAAATCTAAAGTAGCAATATCAACAGTACAAGTTACATCATCTATATAACCTAGTTCTTGGCTATTAGTATCTGCACAAGCTGATATCCATTCTTCAAAAAATGATCTTAATTCCCAATCATTTGTTGTTAGAAATGTAAAGTTAATTTCGTTTCCTAAGAATCCTACTTTAGTGTTTCTAAAGAAAGTCCAAGGACCTATGTTAAATTCTTTGTTACTTAATATCATACCTGGGATTTGTACTTCTTCACAATACAACTGACCTGTTTTAATAGGATCTTTCCTATCACCTTTCCCTACATTTTTGTCTTTTATTTCCCCTAGATTAAAAGTAACCTCAAACCTATCTGCTCTAGCAAAGGTTCTTTTTTTAATATCTTCTATGTAATTATTAAGTTTATGATTTGCTGGCATTATACTTTCCCTACATTAATAGACTGACGTCTTTTTCTTTCTGGTTTTTCCATTGTTGTTCTATATACTGTTCTATCTGATGCACCAACAAAGTTTTGTACAGGTAAAAATATAGCTGCTTTCCAATTTTTAGGATGTACTTCTATCATTTTGCCTGTTATGTTAACAGACAAATATTTTTTAACAGAGCCTCTTACTTCTGGAAATCTACTAAAGTTACTTAAATAACTCCAATTAGCTTTTAATTCACTTTCATCTGTTAAGTTTCTATTTGAAGGCATTATCTTATCAATAAGATTTGCTCTTAGTGTAGGAGCTAAATAATGTAGGTTAATACCACTAAATCCAGATGGCATTGGTTCTGTAATTATAACCAATGGAACAGTATCATAATATGGTAAGTCTGCTTTCCATTTAGGGTCATAAGAAAACATATACATTTTTCCTACTGCTAAAGTTCTTGCTTCTTTACCTAAATCTGTTTGGCTAGCCTCTTGAAAAGTATTAACTCCTCTAGCATATTCACGAACAGCACGAACATACCATTGGACTGACTTGTCTTGGTGTCTATTGCCTGCCGCTTGCTGTATATCTTTGAATGGTGTAGCCATGTAAGTATTTATACTAGATACCGAGTTCTTTCTCCGTAACTATTTTAAATTCCATGCCTTGAGACTTACAAAAATCCTTAGCAGCTATCCATTTAGCTTCGTTAACTCCGTATTGTGCTATTTCTTGTAAGTATCTTTTAGTTTTTCTTTTGCCTGGCTGTGGAGCTTTTGTAAATCTTTCAGGTTTAACCTCTATTAAATACTTCTTTATACTATCTTTCTCTTGTACTTCTATATAGAAATCAACCATATACCTGCGTATCTTATTGTCTAATGGATTGCGATAGGGTATAGCAATCTCTTCTGATACCCAACCTTTAATAGAGTTACTACGATCACACCAGTTCATAAACTTTAATTCGTAACTTGATCTATAGGTTATTGAGTTGAAGTCGCCGAGATACTTCGTTGGGTTCTTAGGAATAAACTTTCCTTTATAAATTTCTTTGGCATAAACCATATAAATAAGACTATAATGTTAAATAACTATTTATAGGAGAATATTTACATGCCGATCAAGAGTTTAATAGGATCAGCTGCTGGAGCGCTTGGACTAGGCCGCAAGAAAAATAGCCCTCAAGTATATCTATATCCCCAAGAACTGGGAGATAAAAGATTTCCTAACATGGTTAAGTTCAACATCTTTGCTAAAAAGATTACAGCAGCTAAAGGACAAAGAGACTACGGCGATTTATCTGCTTCGGATATACAAAGTCGAGCTAATGAAAATAGATCCAAAGCAGAAAACTATGAGAAGATAACAAAAAGAGCAACCTTAATAGCAGGTACAGTAGGCAGTTATTATGCTGGGAAGGCCACTTCAGGAGATAATGTTAGTAAGTTTATGGAGATGGGTAAAGGTTTATTAGGCGGAGTAGTTGCTACAGGTGTTATGGCTGCTGTAGATGAAAATCAGGAAACAGTAAAATTAAAAGAATCAATATCTCTTTATGTACCTCAATCTATTATAGCAGCTTATACGGCGAATTGGGACGAAACAGATTTGGGTCCTTTCGCAGGTCAAATAGGAGCAGGTTCAGGTGGAATTACAGATATAATGAATACAGACGCAATGGAGCTTGGAGGAAGGGGAGCTATAGCAGCAGCTGCCAATGTACCCTCAGCAGTAGGTGTAGGAGATTTTGATTTAGGTAATTTGTTTGAAGCGACAAGCAAAAAGATTGGTAACCCATACAAAGAACAATTATTTAAATCAATGGGCTTTAGGCAGTTTTCATTTCAATATCAATTTTCTCCTAAAAACGAGAAAGAAGCAACAGAGGTTCAAGAGATTATTAGTTTATTTAAAGAAAATATGCACCCAGATGTTAGTGAGGATGGCATGATGTTAATTTATCCTTCAGAGTTTTCTATAGAGTTTCATCATAGAACAAGTGATACTTCATCTGCAATAAACAAAAACTTACCTAAAATATCTTCATGTGCATTAAAAAATTGTAAGGTAACTTATGGCCCAGATGGAATGTTAAACACATTTAAAAATTCAGAAGGCATGCCAACAGAAACAACTATGGAACTACAATTTGTAGAACTAGAAACTCTTACAAGTAAACGAATAAGAGAAGCCAGAGAAGAAGGCAAGGGAGAATTTTAATGTATTTCAAAGCACTACCCAGAATGGTTTATCCCTGGAAAGATAACGAAGGACAATTTAAAGGAGCCGTTGTACCTGATATTTTTCGTCGAGTACAACTAGATAAATTTTTTAAGAATAGACAACTATTACTTAGTGACTGGGTAGAAGATGGGGACATGCCAGAACATGTAGCACACAAATACTATGGCTCTGTAGAGTATCATTGGATTGTATTATTATCTAATAATATTACTGATGTTAGAAAAGAATGGCCACTATCTCACAGAAGTTTAGTAGACTATGTTGAAGATAAGTATGGCACAGGTAACGCATCGGCAGTACATCATTATATAGACAATACAACTAAATTAATCGTTGACTGGGATCAAGCAAAATTAAATGCAGGTACAATTTCAGGAGTTTCCAATTATGATTATGAAACAGAAGTTAATGATACCAAGAGGCAAATTACATTATTAAATAAAAAGTTTTTAAAGGACATCGTAACACAGTATAAAAAATTGGTGAAATAATATTATGGCCGAGGAAGTTTTAATAAAGCCCGGTGATGTAACAATAGACGAACTGTTCATTACAGCACACGATGGCACAAACTACAATCTTAAAGACGAAGGAATGTTCGCAGAAATTAACATATATGAGGATATATGGAATAAGTTTTTGACAGGAAACATTGCTCTTAAAGATGCTACCAACTTTATAACAAACGCCCCTATAATGGGAGGCGAGTTAATAACAATAAAATTAAGAACTAATACCTTCGAGGATACACCAGATACAATTATAGATAAATCATTTCAAATTTATTCAATTAAGAATAGAGCATTAAATAATGATAGGGAACAATTATACATGTTAAACTTTTGTTCTATAGAAATGATGTCAGATCAAACACATACATTATCTCAAAGATATAAAGGCAATACTGAGGATATTATAAAAAACATATATGATAATTTTATAGTAGAAGCAAGACGTCCAATGGAAGGAACAGACCCAACAGGTATTCTTATAGGAGATACACCTCATGTTTCCAATATAAACTTTATTGCAAACAACTGGACACCAGTACAAACTTTTGATTTTATGTCTAAATATATTAGAGGCAATAAACATGTAGGGGCAGATTTTATATTCTATGAGTCATCCAAACGATTTTATTTTACCTCATTACAAGCATTAATAAATGATGGTAAAGATAATGTTTTTGAGGAATATGTTTATTCTCCTTCGAATTTAAAAGTAGAACACAGGAGTTCAGGAGATAAGTTTATTGGTACTCCTTTGCCTTTACCCTGGTGTAAAATTGATGCTATGAAAATACCTAGAACTATAGACATTATAGATGGACAAGACTCAGGATACTATGCCCAAAGTGTAAGAGCATATGATATATTTACAAAAGAAACTATAGCAGCTGAAATTGATGTTAGAAAAGATTTTAGTAAATTTGTTCATACTGATGATGGAACACCTGTACCTGAAGGAATAAAAAGAAATCCTAACTCAATGACAACATTAAAGGTATTGAATAGTGTAAACAATATGACACAAACAGCAAATATACCTGGCTCAAAATCAGGCAATTCTGATAGTGAAAATATTATAGGAGCAAGTTTATTTAGAGACAATTATTTTAATTCTTTCAAAGACTTTCAATTTGAAATAGATGTGCCTGGTAGGACAGATATAGAATGTGGTAATATAATTTACATACAATATCCATCACCTAGATCTAAAACAGCAGATTTAAGTTTTGATGATATATACGATAAACAATTATCAGGCAAGTATATTATTACAGCAATAAGACATAAAATAGATACAGTAGCTCATGTTATGAAAATGGAAATTATGAAAAATGGATTGCCTGAATCAATGGGTGAGCCGGAGAGTAGAGATGAGTAAATTAAAAAATTATGGTAGATTAAATGTTCCAGATTTTGTCTGGTGGATAGGTGTTGTAGAATCAAGAGCTGATATTACAAAAACAGGAAGATACAGAGTTAGAATTATGGGGTATCATACTTCTGATACAGAAATACTTCCTACTAAAGACTTGCCTTATGCGCCTGTTATAAACGATCCTACAAATGCAAGTACATCTGGAATTATGGAAAACCCTAATCTATTACCTGGCTCAACAGTAATAGGATTTTTCTCTGATGGTGATGAAGCACAAATGCCTGTTATATTAGGTTCCATATCAGGACTCCCTGCAAAGAAAAACGAAGATATTTATGTAGAAGAAGGATTTAAAGACCCTACTAAAACATATCCTAGAGGAGGTTTTGATGAGCCTCTTCAAGACGGATTAGCAGGAGCAGGAGAACCTGACATATCTAGACTTGCTAGAGATGAAGCAGCAGAAACACATTACACACTACAAACAAAAAGAGCTGAACGAGAAGTAGATATAAGAACAGCATCAGCTCCTTCAGTAGAAACAGATCAAATATTAGATGATAAAGAAGGCATAGATTACGAAGGACAAAAATGGGAAGAACCTTATGCCAGAGGTAAAGGCCCATATAAAACATTTGAAATGGAAGAATTTACTCCTAAATATTGGGACGCTCTATCAGATCTAAAATCAGGAGGGACAGGTATTCCTAAAGAGCCAGGAACATATACTTCCATGTATCCTTATAATCAAGTTAGAGAAACAGAATCAGGATTTACTACAGAAATTGATAACACAGCAGGCAACGAAAGATATGCTTGGTATCACCCTGTAGGAAATTTTGAGGAAGTACAAGCAGACGGAACAAGAGTAAATAAAATTAAAGGCTCTGACTATGAGATTGTAGCAAAAGATAAAAATGTTCTTATAAGAGGTTCTTGCAATGTAACTATATTAGGCGATGCCAAAATGTTAGTATCAGGAAACAAATATGAGGAAGTCGAAGGAGATTATTTCTTAACAGTTTTAGGAGACAGAGTTACAAAAATTAATGGTAACGATATTAAATCTGTTATAACAGATGAAAACACATCTATAAAAGGAAACAGAACAGTTCGTGTAGCATTGGATGATACACAAACAATAGTAGGAAAACAAGAAGAAACGGTTGCTAAATCTAAGAGTGAGAAAGTAGGAGGCAATGTAACAGAAACATTTGCTGGAACACATAATACAGTGGTTTCTAAAACTAGATTTAATCAAATAGGAAGTCATAGCAATGTACAAGTAGGTGGCAACTTATCATTAGGAGCAGGTGGAACAAGCACATTGGCATCTCAAGGAGATCAAACAATAAGAACATTTGCAAACTTAGATATGGATGCAGATGTTTCAATGACTATTGATTCACCTACAATGTCTATAGATGGACCTGCAGGAAATATTACATCTAATAATGTAACATTACATACACATACACATGGACAAACAGGTGGTACCAACCCAGATTCAGATAAAGATGTAGATACAAAAGCACCTACATCAGGAACATAATAGGAGGATAAAATGAGTTGCGGATTATCAGAAGCAATGAAGGGAGCAGCAGATCAAGTAGATGCTTTAAACGAAAAATTTGATGCTGCAGTTATGAATTCACCAATAGGAGAATTAGGAAATATAGCAGAGAAGGCAGAGGCAGCAGCACAAGGTGTTATGGATAAATTAAATGATGCCATACCATCAATTAAACTTCCTAACTTGCCTTTTGATCAACTACCATTACAAGATCAATTTAAAGAGTTGGCAGCATTAACAGCATTGGGTATATTACAAGCGCCAAAAATAGCTCAACAACTTGAATTAATGAAAAGAAAGTATAAAGGTACTGATATAGACATAGATAATTTAGCACAACTATTAAGAAGCGGTGCAATGGATATAGATAAAATATGTAAACTAGTACCTAATGTAGACATGCAAGGTGTTAATGTAGAAGTCAAAGGTGTACCTACATCATTTCCAGACATCGATCCTGTGGCACTAATTAGAAAAGGTAAGTTACCAGACTCTCCTATTATAGACAAAGACTTTATTCATTTAGATACACGGGTTGTTAGCAAAAAACAAGCTGATGATTTTTTAACTATAGAGCTACCATCCTTTGACTTTTAAGTATAAATACTAATATGGCCGTTCAAAGACAAAAAATAACTAGACTATATAAAGATTTCGATCTAGCCTTCGGTAAAAATGCAATAACGGGTGATATTAATAAAAAGCTAGATGTAAATGCTGTTAAACAGTCAATGAAGAATTTAATATTAACTGAGCTTATGGAAAGACCTTTCCAACCAGACTTGGGTTCTGCTTTAGCTGGTTTGTTATTTGAAAATGCTACAATGTTTACAACAGAAAGAATCAAAGTAACAATAGAAACATTATTAGAAAACTTTGAAAGACGTGCAAAAATTAATAGTATAGATGTAGAACCTAATATTGATAATAATAGGTATGATGTATCAATTAATTTTTATGTTATAGGTATTAACGAGCCACAAGAATTAGAAGTCAAACTAGAGAGAATACGATAATGGCACAATTAAATTTAACAGAATTAGACTTTGAAGATATAAAAACTAATCTAAAAGCTTATCTGAAATCACAAAGTGAATTTTCAGACTATAACTTTGAAGGGTCAGGCTTAGCAACACTAATAGATTTGTTAGCATACAATACACATTATAATGGTATGTTAGCACACATGGTTTCAAATGAAAACTTTATTGATACTGCTGTAAAAAGAGAATCAGTAGTATCTATTGCAAAGGCACTAGGATATACCCCGAGATCATATTTAGGAGCAACTGCAACAGTAACAGCTACAGTAACACCACCCACATCTTTTACAGATACAACCTTAGAACTTAGTAGAGATACTGCTTTTACATCTGCTATAGGAGGCGTAACATATAATTTTTATCCTTTAGAAAGTGTAACAGCCTCAGCACAAGTTATGGACGGTGTAACAAAATTTGTTTTTACAGACTTATTATTAAAAGAGGGTGTAAGAACATCAAACTCATTCACAGTAGAGGCAGCAAATCCTCAAGGTCCTTATATTATTCCTAATAGAAGTGTTGATGCTTCTACAATAAGAGCTAGAGTACAAACATCTTTAGGAGACACTTCACTAACTACATGGAATAAATCTACAACAATATTAGATGTTAAAAAAGATAGTAGAGTATATTGGTTAGAAGAAGGAATAGATGGATTAACACAATTAAGATTTGGAGATGGTGTGCTAGGAACAAAACTTGCTGTGGACAATATTCTTTCAGTAGATTATATTGCAAGTTCAGGCACAACACCCAATGGAGCCAAAACATTTAATGTAGCTGGGATAGTATCATCATCAGGCGAAACTGTTTCTGTTGCTACTTCTAGTCCAGCATCAGGAGGCAACATCCAGGAAACAGTAGATGAGATTAGATTTAACGCACCAAGATTAAATGCTACAAGAGATAGAGCAGTTACAGAATCAGATTACAAATCATTAATATTACAAAGTAACTCTAATATACAATCGGTAGCAGTTTGGGGAGGAGAGAAAAACGATCCTCCTATATATGGTAAAGTATTCATTTCATTAAATCCTGTCGAAGGACAAATTATAACAGACCAGGATAAAGATAATATTAAGAATAGTATTATTGATCCTAAAACACCTGTAGCTATTACACCTGAATTTGTAGATCCAGAATACACATACTTACAACTAGAAGTTATATCTACATATGATCCTAAGATTACAGGATTAACAAAGGGTGAAATAGAAACAGCAATTAAATTACAAATAGACAACTATTTTACAAACTACTTAAACAAGTTAAATAAAAGTTTTTATTATAGTAGACTACACGATTTAATTAATGCACAAACACCTGCTATTATATCTACAAACATACAAATAGGATTACAAAAAAGAGTTAAGGTTACATTAAATAGTGACTTTAACTATACGGTTAAGTTTAATCAAAAACTTAATCCTAGAGAATTATCAAGTACATTTTTTAACTTGGAAACATCGGGCTCAATTACCAAAGTATCTTTATCCGATGTTCCAGCATCAACAGTAGTTGCACCATTATATAGTGGAACAGGAGTAGTTAACGCAGTAGGAATAGACGGTTCAATTATTAAGGCAGTAGGAACAATTAACTACGATACAGGAACAGTAGAATTGCCTGCAATGAAGATTACAAGTTTATTAGGAACAGAAACAAATTTAAGAATTAATGTAAAACCTCATGACAGTATTAAAGACATTACAACACAAGCTCTAATTAGAACATCTGATACAAGTACAGCAGCAGTAATTGCAAAACCTTCTCGTAATACAGTTTTATCTAAAGATGATAGTGTTTTAAATTCTACAATTAATACAACATCAGGTATAAAAATAACAGCTACTAAAGAAGTCGAAGAAGTTTAATGGCAGATTATATTCCATCATATTATAGATATGTATCATCTATAACAGTTACAGCCGGAGGTACGGGGTATAATAATGCTCCTACAGTTACCTTAACCGGCGGTGATGGAACGGGCGCAACAGCAACTGCAACAATATTCAGTGGATCAATAACAGGCTTTGTTATTACAAACAAAGGCACCGGCTATAATACTGCACCCACAGTTACAATAACACCTCACGCTAGCGATACAACAGCAACAGGAGCAGCAGGTACAGCAGTATTAGACGCAGCTCAAGGAGCTTCTAGTTTAGAAATAACAAATAACAGTTTTTTAATTAAGGAACAGGTACCTCAATATATTAGAACAGAGTATCCTGTATTCGTTACATTCCTAGAAAAGTATTATGCTTTTATGGACGCCAATTATGGTGAGCCTAATAATTATGTTTCAGATATAGATTATGCCCAGGAAGCATTCTTAGATAAATGGCGCGGAGCATTAGTATCAGATTTTCCTAAACTATTAAGCGCAGATAAATCCTTCTTTTATAAAAGAGCAAAAGATTTTTATGAATCTAAAGGCAGTAAAAGATCTATAGAAGCTTGGTTTAGAGTATTATTTAATGAAAATGTAGAAGTATTATATCCTTATCAATATGTACTTAAACCTTCAGACGGCATCTATAATGTAGAAACAGCCGTTAAGATTCAAGAAGCAGAACATGGTGGAGGCAGTTTAGAACCACTTACATTAGAAGGTAAAAAGATTGATCTTAGATATAAAGAAACAACAGGTACAGTTTCAATCACAAAAACTGTTAATGCTAGTGTAAGAAGAGTAGAAAAGAACACATACCAAACAAATGGATTAACCTTACAAAGATTTGAATTAATCTTAGCATTCGATGATGCCGGCGTAACAACTATTGAAGGACCAGGAGCAGGAGCAACTTTTACTGCTGCAGTTTCAGGAGGAGCAATAACAGGCATTACAGTTGATACTGCAGGATCAGGTTATAACGCAGCACCTCCCGTACAAATTTTCCCAGCTTCAGGAGATACAATAACAACACAAGCAACAGCACATGCTTTAGTAGCTGATGGAAAAATTACAAGTATTGTTATAGACAATGCAGGAGCAGGATATACAAGTGCTCCAACAATAGAATTAGATTTAGAATCTATTAAATCCTATGTTGTAGATGACGGTGCAGCAAACAACGACTCAGATATATATGGTTATATTGTTAGAGTATTAACAGGTGTATCATTTAAATCTTACACAGGCTCAGCAGCTAACGCAGGATTTAAAGTAGGACAGATATTTGCTATAAACGAAACAGGAGATGACGGAAAAGCATACGCCATCTCAGGTTATTTTGCTGAGGACTATACATTTATAGGTGGCTCTAATGATGCCTATATAAGAGTAACAGCTGTAACAACATCAGGCCTTCCATCAGCATTTACCGTTGTAAATCCAGGATCAACATTCCTTAAAGATACAGCGGACATACAAATTACCTCTCCCTCAGGAGAGACATGTACTATTACATTAACAACAGGATATCTATTTTCATACGAAGGTAAATATAAAAACGACCAAGGTAAATTATCCGATGTTAATGTACTGGCAGACAACAAACGATACCAACCATTCTCTTATGTAATTAAATCGGGTATTGCACAAACAACTTGGAATAGAGCTTTACGAGATACAGTTCACCCTTCAGGTATGGAAGTGTTTGGAGATTTAATTGTTAAAAGTGAGATAGACTTTAATGTAGAATTTAGTGTTGAATCTACAGGATACACATTCTACATATTTGATGCCGATGATCTAGTAACGACAGTTGAAACTGTTGGTATATTAGTAGAGAAAGCGTTATCAGAAACACCAACAGTAACAGAAAATCATGGAATACATTTTGTTCCTGCAGGTAAGACAGATACTACACTTGCTACAGACCAAGGATCTAATCCTTATGTTGTAAGTGGGTATTGGAATGATGATAGTGATGGTATATCATCAGACAATTATAATATTGGAGACGAACAATTTATTCTAGATGTTTCTAAAGCGTTCGTGGAGACACTAACTGTTTCTGATAGTGTTGCAGAAGATGCAATAGATATTAGTTTTGTTAGAGCATTTACTGATTCAACAACATCAGTTTTAGATACTCCAGCCAAACACTTTACTAAATCATTCTTAGAAGCATTTAATAATACATATTGGACACCAGCAAATGGCACAAATGCCTATACAAACGATTTGGCTGATAATGGTGACAATCAATATTATGTGGCAACAAGTTTAGGATCAGTAACAGTTACAGAATCTATTGATGTAGAAAGAATATTAGGTATTCCAGGACTAGATGAGACAGTATCAGTAACCGAGGTTGCCCAAATAAATACATCATTTAATAGAGCTCTAAGTGATACTGGTACAGCACAAGATCCTACTTTTGTAGTAGATCTAAGTGTTTCTTATACTGATACAACATCTAACACAGATACAAGTGTAGTATCAGTATCCAAAGTATTAGCTAATTCAATAACAGTTACAGAAGCTGTGGTATTAGCATACTTCAACAATGTAACAGAGTCCATAACAGTAAGTGATTCTGATACATTACAAATAAATAAACCAGTTTCTGAATCTTTAACAGGATCGGAA